TGAGAGAAAGATTGTCTCTCCTTGGTGAAATTGATGCTTATACAGGACGTTATTTCTCACAAAAATGGATTCAAAAGAATGTATTGCGTCTTGATGACAATAGTATTGCTGAAATGCAAAAACAAATTGATAAAGAAAAACAAGAAGGACTTGGTTTACCAGTTGAAATTATGAATAATGTTGCTGGTCAAATGATGGCATCCGATATACCACAACAACCACAACATCCAGATGATGTAGAAGCAGCTCAAGCGGCAGCAGACCAAGAAGTTAAGACAACTGCAGCGGCAGCCAAAGCCAAAACCAAGTCTGAAGAAACAACCTTTGGTAAGCTTAAAAGAATATTATAAATAGGATTCATTAAGGAGAATAACATGGACACAAGAGCAATTATAGATTATGCAATGAATGACGATGCCAAGGCAATGCGTGATGCCTTGTATGCCTCTATCCACGACAGAGTTAATGCACATATTCAAGCACACAAACAAAATGTAGCACAGAGCCTTTTCCCTGAAGAACATGAAGAAGAAGAATTGGAAATGGCTACCGAATCTGTTGAAGAACTGACAGAAGGCAAAATGGATAAAATGAGTCTTTCTTCTCTATGGCATAAACACGCACAACACTCATATAGTGCTGACCAAGGATATGGTGGTGGTATGGGTGGTCATCACAGCCATCATGCAGCTACTGCTATTGAGAACCATGTTCGTAAACATCACGGCAATAAAGTAGCCGATGATATGTTGAATCATTCAGATCACCATATTGCACACGCAGAATACGCTGGTCCTGATGAATCAAAACACCATGAAAAAGAAGCGGCTAAACTAAGAGCTAAGCACGGCATTAAAGGTGATTTATACGGACACGAGGAATAATAAATGTCTAATGTTTTTACATATCAAGTCATAAAAGATACCACAGAGAAAGCGGTTATTAAGTTAACTGGTAAGTTTGATGGTTCTGGTCAAGAAGACAATGCACACCGTATTCAAGCAAATACTTTGTATGGTGCTTTGGACGCCAATGGTGTTCCATTACACACATCAGCTAGTTTAAGTAATACAGCCTTAAATTACTATGGTTTATCCATTTTTAGAGTATGGTATGATTGTGTTAATCCAACTTCCGCAGATGTTGACATTTATTGGAATGGTAATCCAACCGAAACTGCTTTGTTAGTTTCTGGTACATATGAATATGATGGTGCAGCAAACTGGGTAACAATACCAAATTCAGCAAAAGCAAACAGCCAAATCACATTGTGTAACGGTGATATTGGTATTCGTACAAGAGGTATGGCAGCCAATAATTCATATACAATTATTATGGAGTTACGCAAAGATAATGCCTACTATCAACGTGGTCAATTCGATGATCCTGGTGCATTTAACTATCCACCTTATGGAGTTACTCCATGAAACTAATTAAAGAAATCCACGAAACAGTCAACTATCTCGTAGAAGAAGCTGACGGTAAAAAGACCCTTCATATTGAAGGACCATTTTTGGTTGCTGAAAAGAAAAACCGTAATGGTCGTTTGTATGAGTATGCAACGATGAAAAATGAAGTTGCTCGTTATACTAATGAGTACATCAACAAACATCGTGCTTTTGGTGAACTAGGACATCCTGAGACACCTTCTATCAATTTGGATCGTGTATCACATTTGATTACCTCTTTAAAAGAAGACGGTACAACATGGATTGGTAAAGCAAAGATACTTGATACTCCTATGGGTGCAATAGCCAGAAACCTTATTGAAGGTGGCGCACAACTAGGTGTATCATCAAGAGGCATGGGTTCACTTGTTAACAAGAATGGTGTTAATGTAGTGCAATCAGATTTTTATCTAGCCACAGCGGCTGATATTGTAGCAGACCCTTCTGCGCCTGGAGCTTTTGTTCAAGGCATTATGGAAGGAAAAGAATGGATGTTAGTTGAAGGTGTATGGACTGAAGTTGACCAAGCGCAAGCTATTCAGCAGGTTCGTCAAGCTTCTCAAAGAGATATTGAGAGAGTAAGCTTGAAAATCTTCGAAAACTTCATGAAAAAACTTTAAATATAAATATCCAATACCAAATCAAGGAGATTTTCAAAATGGGAAAATTTAATCTAGCAGATGCCGCTAAAGCTCTTTTGAGTGAAGACTCAAAAGCAACCTTTGATTCTAATATCAAAGCAAAACAAGGTATGCGTGGCCAAGATTCACACAAACACGGAGAAGTAGGCAAAGACAAAGTTAAAGCTTCTGTCGCTTACGGTGAGAAAGACGCCGGAGTAATCGGTCATTCTCCAGAAAAAGAAGATGATACGTTGCCAGATTACCTAAAAGGTACTCCATCTGCAACTCCTCCAGGTGCAACACCACCTGTTGGTTCAGAAAAAGACGGTGTTGGTTACTCATCACCAAAAGGTCAACCACAGGAAACTATGGGTCGTGGCGAGTTGAGAAAAACTTATCAAGACGAACCAACTTCTTACGAAGCTATCCGTGACCGTATCGCTGGTAAAAAACCAAAACAAACAATGCAAATGAATCCTGGTGCTACAATGCAGGGTTATGGTGAAGAAACTGAATACGATGAAGACGGTGAATTGGTAACTGAGAAGCACTGGAAAGAAAGCGAATCTCATCCTGACGAGAAACAAGATAAAGCTCTGTTCAAGAAAATGATGGCTAAAGAAAAGATGAAAGAAAAAATGAAAGAAGACATGGACGCTCTATTGGGCGGAGAAAATCTTTCTGAAGAATTCGTATCCAAAGCAACTACAATTTTTGAAGCAGCAGTTATTGCTCGTGCTGAAGAAGTTATCGCTGCAGCTGAAGAAGAATTAGAAGAACAATTTGTTGAAGCCGTTGAACAAGTTAAAGAAGATTTGGCATCCAAACTTGATGACTACCTAAACTACATGGTAGAAGAATGGATCAAAGACAATGAAGTGGCAATTACTGCTGGTTTGAAAGCACAAGTAGTTGAAGAATTCATGTCCGGTTTACACAACCTATTCAAAGAACACTATATCAATATTCCAGAAGACCAAACAGATGTCGTGGAAGAATTGGTAACTAGAGTTGAAGAACTAGAAGAAGAATTGAACGAACAGATCAATACTTCAGTAGAATTATCTAAAGCTCTAAACGAACAACTAAAAATTGAGGCTATACACGCAGCATGTGAAGGCCTGACAACGCAGACCCAAGTGGAAAAACTAAAATCGCTCGCAGAGAGTGTTGAGTTCACTAATTTGGATGAGTTCACAGAAAAATTGGAAACAATTAAAGAATCATACTTTAAAACTCCAGTAAATTCTAGTGGCAGTTCTGCACTCAATGAAGAAGTCATTATTGAAGAAGATAAGAAACCTTCAAGATCAAATGACCCAGACATTGATATGTTTGCGAAAGCAATTTCTAAATCCGTGAATAAGTAATTTACTAAATATTACTTACCACAACAATAATAACAGGAGTTATCTAAAATGTTCATGACAGAAGAACTACAAAAAAAGTGGGATTCTGTGTTAAATCACGAAGATTTGACACCGATCAAAGACCCATATAAGAAAGCCGTTACAGCTCTAGTACTTGAGAACCAAGTACAAGCTATGCGTTCAGAGCGTCAGCAATTGAACGAAACGGATGCTGGTCCAACAAACACAACAGGTGGTATCAATAACTTTGACCCAATCTTGATTAGCTTGGTTCGCCGTTCACTACCAAACTTGATTGCTTATGATATCGCTGGTGTTCAGCCAATGACTGGTCCTACAGGTTTGATTTTCGCAATGCGTGCTCTATACAACACACAAGGCGACAAAACTGGTTCAGGCGCAGGTGCTGAAGCATTCTACGGTGAAGCAAATACATCATTCTCTGGTACAGCTTCTTTGAATAACCCCTACGGTTTCCAAGGTACTGCTGGTGAAGACGTTGCAACAGACTTCCAAAATCCTGCTTCATTGCATACAACAACTGGTATTGCAATGCCAACAGCTAACGCTGAATTCTTGGGTTCTGATGCTTCTGGCGCTGGTGCTTTCCAACAAATGGCCTTCTCTATCGAGAAAGTTACTGTTACTGCTCAATCTAGAGCATTGAAAGCTGAATACTCACTAGAACTAGCACAAGACTTGAAAGCAATCCACGGTTTGGATGCTGAGACAGAATTGTCAAACATTTTGTCTACTGAGATTCTTGCTGAGATTAACCGTGAAGTTATCCGTACAGTTTACTTGTCCGCTAAGGCAGGTGCTCAATACGGTACAACAACTGCTGGTTACTTTGACCTAGACACAGACTCTAACGGTCGTTGGTCTGTTGAACGTTTCAAAGGTTTGATTTTCCAAGTTGAACGTGATGCTAACGTTATTGCCAAAGAAACTCGTAGGGGTAAAGGTAACGTCATGATCGTTTCTTCTGACGTTGCTTCTGCTATGGCTATGGCTGGTGTGTTGTCTTATACACCTGCTTTGTCTGCTGACCTACAAGTTGACGATACAGGTAATACATTTGCTGGTTTGTTACATGGTCGCATCAAGGTTTATATTGATCCATATTATGGTGGTTACACATCTAACCAAGAGTTGGTTACAATTGGTTATAAGGGTTCTTCTCCTTATGACGCAGGTCTTTTCTACTGTCCTTACGTTCCTCTACAAATGGTTCGTGCAGTTGACCAGTTCACATTCCAACCAAAAATTGGATTCAAAACTCGTTACGGCATGGTAGCAAATCCATTTGCACAACAATTGACTCGTGGTTTGGGTGCATTGAATCAAAGAACAAACGCTTACTATCGTTTGTTTGGCGTCAAAAACCTAATGTGATTCCCAATTGGGACGAAAAGCCAACGTAAGAGTGGCACTTTAAAAGGGACCTTCGGGTCCCTTTTTTTGTGTCTGTTTTATTTCTTTTTAGTGATTACACTAAATATTGGAGTAAGTTTGACTTACAATCCACAATTAATTATAGGAGTTTAGCATGGCACATACAGTAACAATTACAATTGTAACAGCAGAACAATCATTTCCAGCCGAAACAGTATCAGCTGGTATCAAAGTGAGACTAGGTGACAATAATCAAACAATTGTTGCAGCACCATATGTTGCAATTTTTGAAGATATTGAACCAGGTGATTACACTATTCAAGCAGAAACTATTGACGCAGCAGGAAATTCTTTGGGTAATGCAATCACAGGATCAGTAACAGTCGCACCAGATGTTGTTAATATTGACGTACCAGCATCTTTGTCGGTAGTCGTATCTTAATAAAGGCCGCTTAAGGCGGCTTTTACGTCTCCTAAATAATAGATAAAGGAGATAATGATGACTGTATTGAACAGAAATCCACAAAATACTAATCTATTACAACCCACAAAGTTTCTACTGGTATTCAATCGTTTACCAGCAGTACAATACTTTTGTCAAACAGTCAACGTTCCGGGTATTGCGTTAGATGAAGTTGTGCGTTCAACACCTTTTCTAGACATATATTATCCAGGAACAAAATTAAAATATGATCCGTTTGATATAGATTTTCTAATTGATGAAGAATTGACAACATGGAAAAATATGTACGATTGGTTTCTGACTTTTGCTGATCCGGATGGATTTGAAAAGGATGGAAATTATTCCGAATTACAAACAAACAAACACGTTTCGGATGCAACTCTGACCATACTAAGTGCTTTAAATAATCCTGTATTAAGAATACAATTTAGAAATGTTTATCCTTTGACAATATCGGATTTAAATTTTGATACCAAAGAATCGGCAGATTCGATTATGACCTGTAAAGCTACATTTAGGTACGAATCATATAACTACTTGACAGTTTAATTGATTTGTGTTATTATGTTATTTTGATTGCCACTTTATACTATGGAAACACTTGACCAAATTTTAAAACTATGGGAAAAAGATGCCGTTATAGATCAGACTGAAGCTGGTCTGGCACTTATCAATATACCGATTCTACACGGTAAGTACCTAACGATTCTCACCAGACACAAAATGGCAGCCAAGAAGGCACATTTTGATTACCTCCGTATGCGTAAGACCAAATGGGAATATTATACAGGTAAATTATCACAAGAAGAATTGGAACAACATGGTTGGGAACCATTTCAATTTACACTCAAATCTGACATCAATACATACTTAGAGGCTGATTCAGATTTAATTAAATTATTAGAGAAGAAAATATATCACGAAGAAGTGGTATCAGTCATTGAGTCTATCATGGCCGAGATTAAACAAAGAACTTGGCAGTTGCGAGATTACATATCATGGGAGAAGTTTGTTGCCGGAATTTGACCTAACAATATCAAAAAAAGATGAAGTATATGCCAAGATAATATGTGAAAAACACATTGCTAGGGAACTATCAGAGTACTTTACTTTTTTTGTACCAGGTTATCAATACGTTCCAGCATACAGGAACAAAATTTGGGATGGAAAGATACGCCTATTCATCCTATTAAATCAAACTATATACCTTGGCCTTCTTCCTTATGTGGAAGAATTTTGCAAAGACCGAAGCTATACGATAGATTATGATGATACACGACCGGATATTGAAGATGATTTTTCTGTGTATCATGCTGAGAAATTTATATCTGGTTTAAACATTCCGTTTGAAGTTAGAGATTATCAGATAGATGCTTTTGTACATGGTATGCAAAGACGTAGAGCTTTGTTGTTATCACCAACGGCATCAGGTAAATCTCTTATCATATATCTTTTGGTTAGACAGTTTTTAGATTATCAAAATCTTAGGGGTTTAATTATTGTTCCTACAACTTCTTTGGTAGAGCAGTTGTTTAAAGACTTTAGTGATTATGGATGGAACACCGGTGATTATACACACAGAATCTACCAAGGCAAGCCTAAAGAAACAGATTTACCATTAACTATCTCCACATGGCAATCACTCTATCAACTGCCTAAAGAATATTTTGAACAGTTTGATTACATCATTGGTGACGAAGCACACCTGTTCAAGTCACAATCATTGACCAAGATACTTACATCATGTAACAAGACCAAGTATCGTATTGGCCTTACAGGCACCTTAGATGGTTCCAAGACACACAAACTGGTATTAGAAGGACTATTTGGTCAAGTTAAGAAAGTTATTACCACCAAAGAGTTGATGGATAACAAACAAGTTTCTGATTTTGAAATCAAATGTCTAGTGTTGAAGCATCCTGATGAGATATGTAAAGCCATGAAAGAGTATACATATCAGGAAGAACTTGGTTATTTAATTATGAATGAGGAGCG